AGTTATCATTGATGTAGCGCCACAAAACCACATACTCGTGTTACTGGTATTCATTTTTTATTCCTTTATTTTTTTACATATCAGTAATCATTTGATTATCATAAAGAAAGTCATAAACATTATCAACCAAACCGCTAGTAAAACTACTATAACTCGGAATTGAATCCGGACCAATAATAGTATAATTTGGCGAATCATTCAATTCGGCTAAACGATTTAGTGCATATTCGCGACCAATCTTTCTGCAAAAGTTTTCATTAGGATTGTTTACGCTGAAACCGATACGGTTACAAATCGTATCAATTGCGCATGTTACAACGGGCAAACGAGAATTCTTAAATTCGTCCCTAAGATGATTATAAAAATCAACACTCAAAGAACGATTATAAACATAAAGATAACAAATCTTTACACCTTCTGGAATAATAGTAGACATAATAACCTCCTTATAAGGAAATTTAGAAACGATTATAAAACTCTTCTTCGATATCTTCTTCTTCTCAATCAATCAAATCACTCTGTTCCTGCTGAAGGAAATTTGAAACTACTTGAGTTTTTGTTCCATGCCTCTTCTTTGTTTGATTCTTACGAATCTTCTTTTCAAGCTTCTTTTCATCATTACCATACTGTGAACGCAATGTCTTAGACACTTTACTTTTTCCTTTCTTTATTCTGTTACTTCGGACCCGTTAATTGTCGTCAAAATATTGTTTTTATCAACAATTTGCTGGAATTCAATCAAAAATTGCTTCATTTGAGGCGTAATAGTCTTTGTCATCTCGTCTCCGTTTTTTGTTTTACGATTTTCAATCACATTTATAATCTAACCAATCCCATTGTGATTTGAAATAGCCAATGACAAAATAATGAAAAAATATATTATTTGATATAACTATACATTTTACTTAAATCACCTGTAATAAAAAAGCGGTTGTTTTTATTACAAGTTTTTTCATCCATCCCTTTGCCGCAAAGGGTTTCAAAGAAATCAGCCAAACATATATTTGAAAAAACTATATTCATTATTCAGTATCTTTATTAAAACTAACAAAACATAAGGCAGCTAAAGCTGTTCCGTATCTTTTTTGTGGAGTGTGGCTACTAGTTATGGTTCTAAGATCCTTAAGTTCATATTCAGAATATGTTCCTATGTGTAGTTCTCGAATAACGGCTTCTAATCTATATTCAAGTTCATCTAATGGATAACACCCTGAAACTTCGCAAGCTAAACCACCTATTTTTTCATTATTTTCATCAAATAACCAGCCGTAAATAATACCCGCTGATAACAATTCACTTTCTTCGCCATTACATATCGACATAATACATGTTAATTCCGAACCAAAAGGTAAATTATCTATAATATCATTATAGTTTACTAGTTTTGCTGTTTTTGGAATTGTTGAACTATATGTCATTATATTGAAGTTTGCAATACCGGCACTATGTAACGCAAAATGGTAACTTCCTGCATGATGTTCTAAGGCACTTTCTCCTATACCTTTTGTTTCAAAAAATTCATAAGGAACTCTAATCTTCATTAAATTTACTTCTCCTTATTATGATTTAATACGCTTTTTCCACAACATATACACATAACTTGATTATTCATAATCTTCTTAACTAGTTCATTGATTTGTTCGCGATATTTATTATTCTTTTTCATTATGGAGTTCCTTTACTATTGCAAACGGTTCATAAGAATACTTCATTGGATCATCATAATAAACCGATAACATATCAGCCCAGTTTCTAGAACCGTCTTCATTTGTTAGATTATTATCTTTTGCATGATCCCAACTTAACCTATGTCTAAAAACTTGATATAAATCATCTGATATCTTAGCAAAATCTCTTGCATTATGAATACCGATATAAGACGAATAACCATCTACACTTTTCTCAGTATATTTTGAAAGGATTTGACCTATTTCATTTAAATCTTCGGAGGAAATACCTTTTTCTAAAGGCATCCAATCTATAATTTCCCTCCATTGACCTAAACCAATTCTCGTCAATAACTCGGTTGCGTCCCTAAGAACCCTAAGTTGTTTTTCAGTAACCGTTACATTATATACTCTCATCTTGTTCCTCATTTATATCTTCATAATAAATATAATCAGCTGACATCTTTTTCTTATTATCTGAGTGCATTCTATTACTTAAACAATAAGGACATCCGCCATGACATCTACACGACGTATCAATTACCTTACTTTTCGTGTATTTGTTCTTTTTATATGATCGAGACATCTTTCTTAATTTCCTTATGACAAGTTGGACAAATTGAATTATCGCCTATTGATATATAGAACTTTTTATCCTTATGTGGCGATAATCATCCATTTTTTCCGAACGTTTCTCATGGCACTCAAAAACAATAATCTTCTTTAGTTTGTTTTTCTTCAAGTTTTTTCAATCTTTCTCATTCTTTACGACTAACTAGAATTTTGTCCATCGTTATTTTATTTCCTTAATTTACCCATCTATTTTCCCACCAATCAACTTCAGAAGAATATCCGGGATCTGCTGAAATATATACTCCTCTTTCTTCATAAATTTCTTCTATGATAGCCGTTTCAAACCATCTCGATTCAAAAAAACCGTCTAAATTTTGTAAGCACTTTGGAAATAAAAGAAACTTCTTTATAATTCTAGTTTCGCCGATTAAAGGATTTACCTTATCGTTAGAAATAAATCTCATAATTTATTCAATCCTCATGAACAAATCTTCCAATTCTTCCAAGCTAACCATATTCATTGACCACGCATCACATCCGACATTCACGATAGGATGTTTTGTTACAAATCCACCTTCGCTATGATCAGAAGTGATATAAGCTTCTATAAAACTATCTTTAGCTTTTACCTTCCACTTTTCATGAACATGACCACAAATAATTCTCGCAGTATCGGGAATATGACGCTCATATCTTTGAATATCAAATGGGGAATGAACCATCAAATAACCACGTCCATTATTAGACATAAGATGTGCTTCTGGATAATAAATCATTCTACTCTTCATTAGTTCAAGAGCAGTTTTGGAACGATAATCGTGATTTCCTTTGATCCAAGTAATATGACCATTAAGACGAGAAAGAAACTTATCTCTATTCTTAGGATGCAAAGACCAGTCTCCCAAGAAATAAACAATATCTTCCGACCTAACGACGGAATTCCACATTTCAATCAAAGCTTCATTCATACTATTTAAATCATAATCTCCATTTTCAAATCGAAACCGTCCTCGAGTCTCCGGACAATAATCAATAATCCGTCTATGCGAGAAATGGAAATCAGATGTAAAGAATATATTCATTTGTTTAGCTAATCCTTACTAGATATCTAGTTTTATTACTTTCAAACCTACGCTTATATGTCTTATAAACCGACTTTTGACTTTCATAATCAAAACTCGAATAATAATTAACGTCAATTTCAATAACCGCATTAAATCCTTTTTCAATGCGAATGCATCGCCAATTATAATAAGAGCCAGGAACAATATCTACCACAATTCCTTGACTCATTCCACCGCCATAAGTGGGATAAGCAACCCTATCACCAATCTTGATTTCTTGATCATTAAAACCATTAACAAAATTAGGCTTATTCATTTTTGCAAACTCCTTTTTTACATTAAGAAACGGAATTAAACTTTTCGACTTCTTTCGGCTTCAAAAGACGCCAAATTTGCTTATCAAAATTCTTTCCATCCAACGCCGAAAACAACATTGAATGATAATCCTTTCTACAACACATAACCTTTTCCGCAAACATCTTTCTATCTTCACTATACATCTTGAATAAGTTAAATAAATTCAAAATTGCCGTTTGATGAGTAAAGAATTGTGAATCTAACTTTTCAATTATAGACTTTGCCCAATTCATGAATTCATCTGGCATATCATTTAGAATTTCATCTTTTGTCCTTCCTTCTGAAAGCATTTCCCAAATCATTTTATTAGACAAACCACAATATAGCTTATGAAGACGAAGATACTCTTCAAACTTAATCTTCATTCTGAAACCGATGTCAAAAAGAATTACAAAACCTTCTTCATTGATGTTATTCAGATTCTTAAGGTCATCAAAAGAACCATTAAACTGAATTCTATTAACTCTATTCTTAAAAAACATAAAATAAGCATCGCCGTCATCATAACCGTTGATAATATCAATTGCCGTTAAAAACACCAAATCGCGCTTACCCTTATAATCAACAACAATCCTATTTTCCGGATAAATGATTTCAAACAAAAACGTAACATTTCGCGAAAGTTCTCTCATTGCTTCTAATTTACCATAAGAAAACGTTTCATATAGAATCTTAGTTCCTTCAATTGCTTGATCAGAAGTAAATGAACCCCTAGTAGCAATACCATATTCATTCTGATAAGACCAAAAGATTCCTAAAGAACCATCCATCTTAGGAAAGATAGAATATGACTTATCGTAAGGAATCTCAATGTTCATATCCTTACACTGTTCAAGAGTAAAGAACTTTTCAAAAGGTCTTGCAACGATGTTTAGTTTTGAATCGAGAATAAGACCTCTACAAATAGAAGTAGCCTCATTCCAACGCCATTCAAATTGAGTCTTTTGAGTATAGTTATAAATGAAAATAGGAAGAGTGGGATGAGACTGGACTGAGATGTATCCCAACTCAATTTCTTCCAGAATCTTCTTATACAAGTTAGAATTGATCTTCATTATCTTATTCCTTAATCATTAAACTTAACATGAGTAATAATGGTCTGATTACGACCCTTATACTCATCATGCTTCTTAATCCGAAAGTCAACGCTATAGAAATGATCTTTCTCAAGATCGTTAATTATATCGCTTGTCCACCAAACAAACTGATTACCCTTATCATCTTCAAAAGTATAACGATAAGAGATACAATTATCATTATAATAATAGCTATTTTGACGTTCGAAAGCATTAGAACTAACAAACTTCAAAGAGATATTCTTATGGCGAGTTGCAACGTTACCAAAATGCTCGTTAGACTTATTTTCAGTCTTTTCCCTCTCAATACGAATCTTATTCATTTCCTTAAGATAAGTAGCAACCGCAGAAGCCATATAACCAAAATGCTTGTAGTCAACAAACTCAGACTTATTCATGGCACGAAGATTATACATATAGTCATTCATCGTACGAGCATTATCAGTAGATTGATTAATCCAATTACTAACCTCATTAGCAATCTTCATATCTTCATCGGAAATAGTGATACTATCAACAAAATGCTTCCAAGCCTTATAAGGCTCAGGATGAACACTTGAAGGCGGATTCAGATAGTAAATGATATCGCTCGCGGTTGAAGTCTTTTCGTTATATGCGGCAGACTTAGGTACCCAACCATTCATACGAATAAGAGCGTTCGTCAAAGCAAAGAAATCAAGACGCTCAATAACATTCTCATTATACTTACTACCACCAAAATCATCAAAATCACGATCAAGCTTCTCAAGATTCTTCCACGCCCAAAGAGCCTTTTCAGGAAGATTACCCAAGAAATCCTTAATGCAGGTAGAACCAACAACAACCTCATGACCATCTTCATGACGAAGAATGTAAACAGAATTTCTACGCCTATCATGATGACAGTGATCACAACGAGAGGTGTTAAGATCACTATACTTTTCGTTCATATTATTATTGGTATCTGGAGCGTTAAAGAAAACTGGAATGCCATTTACCATATCAACACGACTAAGAAAAGTCCAACCATTATAATGAATAGGTTCACCATGAATAGTAACGGTATAAAAGGTCTTAATAACCTTAATATAACCGATCTTGACTTCGCGATTCTCAGAAGTAACTTCCATCGTAAGGCCGTTAATGCCAAGCTTTTGAGCACGCTTGTTTAACTTATTAACCTTATCACGAATAAGGTCAACGGTCATTTGACCCTGAATTTCCGTACGCATAATAGCCATGTGATGGGCTCCTTCTCAATTATGGAATAAATATAACAAATCCATTCATAAATAAAATAGTCGATACGAAAAAAGTGAAAAAATACTCTAATTTGAATATACAAAAAAGAGGCATTGCCTCTTTTTATTATAGTTATAATGAATACTATTAGTTTTTTAGTTTTTGTTTTCTAATAAATACATACATAACTTAGAGTTTATATTATTTATGTTTTCAAATGTTTTTTCTGCCCATTTCTTTGTTCCATTAGAAGGATTATATTTATCGGCAGTTTCTAATAACTTCTTTCTTTGTTCGCTTGTTAACTTAGCAACCTTTTCTAATATAGTTTTAACCAGCATTTTGTTAGATTGAGAAGTTTCTTTTTTTACATTAACCTTTATTGACGTATTATTATTTATTGGTTTCTTATCAATTACTTGTTCTTTTATAAAAGTGGGTTCTTTAACCTTTACAATCGTTACATTTTTTTTAGTTTCATTAAGTTCTTCTTTATTGTTATTTAACAAAACAACCTCTTTTATAGAAACTTTTTTAGATGCCTCAACCTCAAAATCACTTTCTCATGGAGTAAAGTATGTTGATTCCGCTATAACCTCTAGGGAGTGTTTTAACTCCCTCTTTCTTTATAAATGTAATTTTTTTATCTTTTTCTCAAATGTTTTATATAATTATTTGCTAGATAATGTTCAGAAACGGTCATATCTTTTCATAACTCAATCAGTTTTTGATTAACATCATCAAGTTCTTTTTGAGACGTATCAGGATCTCTTTTCATATATAATCATTCTTCCGCTAGTTTATTATATTCATCTAATCGATTATTTTTTTCCACTTTTACTCCCACTTATAAATTTTAATTGTATATGCCTTAAAATCATCACTATCATATGCTAAAAATTCAGAATTTCCGATATCGTTTGTATTGAACAACCAACCGTCTTGTTTAAGATTCTCTATTTGATCCGCAAGATAACTATTTATATTCTTTCCTACATCATTTGGAATTTCGAATGTTACCAATTTTTCAACAAAACCTTTTCCTAATTTATCAATATGATAATTAACATCTACTTCTCTAAATATAGTACCACTTAAAAGTAAACTTGTAAATTGTTCTAATGTTAACTTGAATTCAACAGTTTTTACATTTGAATCTTTGTCAAATATACTAAAGATTACTTGTTCATATGGAGGAGTATTATTTCCTATCTTTGAACACTTAATATAAGCTGGCTTAACTATCATTCGGACTCCTCAATAATTTGTTTTGCTGCTTGATGCAACCATTCTTCGTTTTCTAATTCTTCCATTGCTTTTTTAAGGTAACGACTTATAAGCTTTCCTGCATATTGTTCGTTCTCATATAAATTCATATCATTTGCCATAAGAACCAATGTTCTTTTATAAAGAGTTTCTTTATTCATACATATCTTCTTTATCTAATGCTTCGTTAATTTCATTCATTCTATATGTTTTAGATAAAAGTTTTTCTCTTTCTGTTAACACATCCCAATATGAATCTAAGGTATTTTGATAATCTTCATTAACCTCATCAGAAACAAATTTTCTATTATAAATCCAATCCAAGGCATAATCAATATACTTATCAAGATTTGATTGCATAACACTACTCCTTATTTTTATTCACTTTATACCATAGCCAATTTGCCAATTTATCATTTGGTGGAGTTTTCATTGTTCTTAAATCCAAACTAACACCAATCAATATTGATAAAAACGAAAGAATAGAAACGATTATAATAGACAATAACACAGCTTATTCCTTTCCACTAGGCCAAATATAAGGAAGATTATCTGGAATGTCAAGCCCAAAGATAGGACGATAATGTTCAGGCTTCTTGCGAATAAGATTTGATTTATGAGCTAAAAAGAATTCATCTGAAAACCAATGGGGAACTTTACATTCTAAAATATTTGACAATTGATCAAACTTAAACCAAGTAATTTTCGATTTTGAACAATCATAACCTCGCATATTCCATTCTTGAATCATAAAACCAACATAAGCAACAAGAAAAGATTCATATCCTTTCCACATCTTGACTGCTGGATGATTCTTCCATCTTGATTCTTTAATAAGAAGACAATCAAGAATCTGATTGCCTTCAACAATTTGTTTGAATAGTCGTTTATCGTCTAGAATCCCAGCTGTTTCGGAAGGGTTTGGTGAGATAAGAAATGTTTGCACCATAAACTCCTTAGATAAAATAAATTTTAAAATTTCTAAACACCACCAGAAATAATATATCAAAATTCAATCAAAATGTAAATAGCAATTCCTAGATTATTTTGGCAAAAGTTTTTGTATATACAAATCTTTTAGTTTTTCATTTGGAATTGTTAGTTTACTATTGTTTTTATAAATAAAGAATGAACTTGTAAGTATACCTATTCTAATAATTCTAGCTTTTGTTTCAGATCCGTCTAACGCCATAAAAATTATACTATCTTCATCTGGATAGGCATTTGATAATCTAAATCTTATTCCATCTATAATTGCCGTAATACTTTCTTTTCATAATCCAGCTAATATAAGAGCAAAAAACAAAGATATCAAACCTAAATTTTGATTTATAATTAAAGATATAGTTTGAGATAATTGTTCTGGAGTCATTTATTACATTATTTCACTCGTCATAATAATTCTACATTATCATCCAATCATTCATCCTGAGGACTAATAAAACCTTTTTTATTATATTTAAATTTATATATTTCTTTAAATGATTCAGCAACTAATTCAGAACATATATATGCCTGATTATCATGAACTTTACCCTCACCATGAATAATACGAGCAACAATTCTTCCAAGTTCAATTTTATCATATTTTCTAAGTATCAGATCAATTCCTTTTGCAAGATGTATGTTTAGATCAATGTTAGGTAAATTATTTAGAGAGCACACCACCACCTCGCCATCATATTCTTTTACATAATGAGAAAAAGGAATAAAGCGTACACCCATATCTTCTACGCTTTCTAATAGCATAACTCTATCAATTTCTTTTATGTAAAATAAAATTCCGATATGTGACCACGGAGATTTGGTGAATTTTCCAATGATCTTTGAAATAGGATAGTTTCCAGACATAAACGCAAGCATTCCGCTCGTTATACTTTTTCTTATCTCATCATAATTTGTTATATTTATTTTTTGAAGTTCTTTTTTAGATATATTATTTGCCATTATAATAAAGTCTCCATTCTATGAATATAGAATTGTTAATTCCGTCATAAATACCTCGAAATCAAAAATATACTTTGGTATTTCAATATTTTTTGTTACATATTTTCTAACTAAAACACCATCATTATTGATTTGTTTTACAAATTGTCTAAAGTAATTTTTTAATAAATATCTTGATATAACATCTGGCTTCATTTCGTCAGAATTTTTAATAAAGTTCTTAATTATATTATGGACTTGTTTCTTTCCATTATCTAAATTTTCCATTAGATATCCATTCTTATAACATCACTTTTCAAATTCTTTTAAAAAAGAAGTAAATACTTTTGTTCTTTTGATTATAAATATCACTTTACAAATCCTCCGTTTTTTCAATATATAATAGTAGTAAATTTATAATTATATACGGAGAAACCGCTAAACTTGGAAAGAAAAAACCCACTACATTTTGATTCATCGGCATCTGGAAAGAATCTAATAAGAGGTTCTGTATATGCTGATAACTATTATATATGAAATAATAATTCATGAATTCCATATTCATCTTCTATAACTTCTTTAACTGGCGTGTTTATTGGCAATGGATCATCTTTAACTGGCACATTTGTTGGAGACGGTTCTGGATTAACTGGAATTGTTGCAAGCGCAGATGTTGATTGAACAAACGTGTCTGCTACAGGTATATTCATTGGAGATGGAAGTGGATTAAGTGGAGTTATTGCTGGTGTTGGTTCTTATTTACCATTATCTGGCGACACGATGTCTGGTGATATTAATATGGGTGAATATAACATATCCAATATTGATGAATTGCAATTTAATTTAACATCATCTTTAACTCATATTCATCAAGAAGGTTCTTTATATTGAAGCGATGATGATAAAACTTTATGTATGGATACGGAACATGATGGAGTTACATTACAAATTGGACAAGAATTCTTTATTAGAGTTGTAAATAAAACAGGCGTATTGATACCAAATGGTTCGGTTGTTTTTATAAATGGCGCTCAAGGAAATAGGCCAACAATTGCTTTAGCAAGTTCTACTTCATTATCAGCAGCATCTCAAACAATTGGAGTTGTAACTCATGATATAAGCGATAATAATAACGGTTATGTGACAACAAATGGTTTAGTTCGTGGATTAAATACAAATAGTTATGTTGAAGGTGACATTCTATGATTAAGTTCAACCGATGGTCAAATCACAAATGTTGAACCGATAGATAGTCAATACTCCGTAAAAATAGGCGTTGTAACTGTAAAAAACGCTACTGATGGTGTTATATTTGTAAAGGTTGATGGTCAGATAAAAAGAACTAAAGCTTATATTGATAATATAACAACATGACATTCTACAAATAATACCGCAAAACAATTAAACTTATCAGCAAATTGAACGTCCTATACAAATGTACCTTTAATTACAGATTCTGTTGTAAATAGAGCTTCTAATGAAATAAGAAATAACTATGCTTTTACTAGTCAAATGTTTGGAACAGGTAAATATAGTGGATTATATTCTGAAACTAATTTTTCTACAGTAACTGCTAATATATTTTCACTTGAATCTTTTTATGGTTTATACATAAAAAACACACCTGCTGGTATAAATGCTTCAAAATATACAAGTGGCGGTTTGGTTCCAGTAGATTCTGGAATATATGTTGAAAATAATGGTGTTGGCGCTGGCATCATATCAAATAATAATACCGCAAATACTGTTGCTTTTTTAAGACCAGATATTTCAAATTGTAAAGGTATATTTTCTCAAGGAGTAAACTCTCTCTCTGGTTCTGCTGTAGGTTATATGGGTTATGGAAATAATACGAATGCTACAACAGGAAACGCAGTTGGTGTTCTTGGACTTGCTGCTAGAAGTACTGAAAATTCATATTCAATTGGTTTATTGGGTTTAGGTTCTTTTTCAACATTCCCAACATTGAATGATAAAAACTGAGCAATTTATGGTGGACATGGACACGGCGGGCTCTTTAACGGCAACATGTATATAACCAGTAATACTGGCACTATCACAAATTATCATCCTAGTTTCTTGACATCACAATCTCAGAATATACCTACAAAATTTGCAAGTACAAATGCAGGATGTTTATATGTTTCAAATACCGCTGAAATCAAATCGTTACTGCATTGTCAAAATTTAATTACCTCGCCATCTATCTCCTCAAATAGTTTATTTGCGACTACATTATCTGGAGATGGCTATGGTATATCAAATATAAATCCACTTTCTCATAGTCATAATTATTTACCGATTTCGGGTGGTAGCGTTACTGGATTCACCTATTTTACGCAAGGCTTAACATCATCTTTAATTGGTATTGCTGACGGATCTGAAACTTCTCCGTCTTTATATTTTGCATCGGATAATGATAATGGTTTTTATAAACTTGCTAGTGGATTTGCCGTTGCGGTTGATAAACATAAAGTTCTTTCTTTTAATCCAACATCCGTTTCATCAAGTTATGATTTTTATTCTCAAAATATTTATGGCATTGATACGTATGTCAACAGTTTATCCGCCGCTACTATAATATATGCAGGATCTATTCAAAATAACACTTTTTATTATAAAACAGCGTCGAATGTAGAATTTTATTGTCAAGATGACTATCATTATATTTTTAATGGTTTTGGTGGTGCGTTGTTTCAAGGATCTGTTTCCGCAAATAATAACTTATTTGTTACAAATTCAATATTTTCGGACTGAGTTCAAACAAATTACATAAAATCATTCGCAGATACTTTAGGCATATCTGCTGATAGTTATGTAAATTTATTTGCAGGAAAGACCTCTGCTACATATCAAAATCCAAGTTTATCAATAACATCTTCTTATACTGTTCATAATGGAGAATTTAATGTTAATGGAAATCTATCTGCAAATAGTTTTTACGGTAGTGGATCTGGTTTATCTGGAGTTACTGATGTTAATGCATTGCCGTTAAGTGGCGGTACTGTCACAGGACTATCTACGTTTACAAATGGATTATCTGCCAATTCTATTACATCAAGCGTAATAAGATCTTCTGGTAATAATAGTGGCATTTTCTTAAAATCAAATGGATTTATTGGAGTTGGTAGCGCAACAGATCCGACATATATATTTCATGTGGCTAGTGGTGGAGTTGTTAGAAATTATATAGAAAGTACAGATGGTGGGCAAGCAAGTACTGATTTAAGATCAGGATCCAAACACTCTAGAATGATTACGGATTCTTCTTTTATTTGAAGATTATATGATCAAACATCTGGAAGAGCAGTTAACTTATTTACAATTAATCATACCGGAATTGGTAGATACTTAGGACCATCTTTTACAATTACAGGATCATTGTCTGCTCAGTCAATAAGCGGAAATGGATCTGGAATTCCCCATAATTCATTATCTGGATTATTAAATAACGATCATCCTCAATATAGTTTGTCAGCACATACTCATGCATATCTTCCAATTGGAGGAGGAATTTTAACAGGAGATTTAAATTTAAGTAATAATAATATTTTTAATATAAATACATTAGCTGCTACATTATCGTTATCATCTACTAATACTTATACATCCAATTTACATGGTGCTAATAGTGATAATTTACAAATAAGAGCTGGTAATACCAATAAAATAGTTTCGTTTGATTATGGAAGTGGAGTAGAAATAAAAGATCAATCATTATCCGCCAATGATGGATTCCAAACGAATCAAATACTGCCAATTGATGTTAATGGTGATTCAATAGCCATTTCAACAAATCAAAATCTTAATTTGTTTTCCATTAAGGGCATGTCAATATCTTCTAATGGAAATATAAATATAGAATCTGCACAAACATTATCGTTAACAGGTCTTTCTGAAATAGATTTATATGGTGATACAAGAATATCCGGTTCTTTATCTGCTACACAACCAATTTCAGGTTTTATAAATAGCAATGCTGGATTCGTATTAGAAAATAGAACTTCTGATCCTGTTAGTCCGGAAATAGGAAGAATTTGATTTCGTACTGATTTATAAAGGAATAATATAAATGCCAGAATATACTATAGAAGAATTAGAACAAATGCTGAATGCAGCGAGAGACGAAAGAATTTTTGAGTTAATAAAAACTCCAGAAGAATTAGAATATGAAGAGATGTTAAATGTTTATGATTTAGAGGTTAGTTATATTAAACATGAAAATACAATATTGATAGCTAGAATATTAAAAAGCCAATCGTTGAATAAAATATTGTTGCATTCTTATTATTATATTGAAGAAATTGAAAATAATGAAATTGTTGGTAGATTATGTCAAGGATTTACTATATCAAGATATCAGTATAACGAACAAATACCAGAACAAACATTGAATATAACTGGTACAATTCTGGCAGAAAGAGGATAATATTATATGGCAATATTCTATGTGTCAAATCAAAACGGAAAAGATATAAATTCCGGAGAATCTAACGATAAAGCAAAAAAAACTATTGTTGCTGGATTTGGATTGTTATCAGCATCGGCTGGAGATATTCTTTATATTGGTCCTGGAACATATAGAGAAACAGTGACTATTGCCAATAATGGATCTTATGCGAATAGAACAAAAATTATTGGAGATCCGAATTGTTTAGCTCTTACGGCAGATAAACCTGGATATATTAGAATAACGGCTACAACTACGGCAAACATTCAATCTTATTTGAACTCCGGAAGAATGGTTGATTGTTCGACAAATGGTGCCAATTATGAATTTAGAAATATATTGTTTGATGGAAATGGTGATAGTCATGTAAGATCCGTTACCGCATCATCAGTAAACTCAACTTATGGTATTTATGGAGCGAGAACTACCGGATTAAGCTATGCTTATAATTGTTGTATGCAAAATTTATTATACGGCGCTAGAGAGGTATATGTTAATGATTGTTTTGTATGTGTTAGTTATCAGGGTTTATTAAATTGTGTTTGCGAAAATAGCGTTATTATGGCTGGATCATATGCTATGCTTGGTACAGCAGTTGCTAATGTTACTAGTAAAAGTAGTGTTGGAATCAATTCAATATTGATTGGAGGTGGCGCTGCAAACACTAGATACACTCACGTATATAATTGTTTAGGTATTGCATCGCAACTTGGTTATTATCGGAGCGTTATAAATAATAGCGGTACTTTAGCAAATGGATATTGTTCTTATGATGTTGGCGCTATTTCTAGTACTCCTTATAGTGCAGCAGCTATAAATAATTTCTTTGCGTCAAACACTCAGACGGTCTTTAGAAATGTATATTCATCATCAGCAACAATGAGTGGATATTATGATTCAATTGTAACAATGTTCAATGCAACAGCAGAAAGAGCAAGTCTAAGTGCGAGAGCTTTAACATCAGTATTATCTGCTGGTTTATATAGATTTGATGGATGAAGAGCAAAAGATTGTATAAAGAAAGCTTTTGAACCAATAAACGAACAAAACGGTTTATCTGGAGTTGGTAATATAACGTATGCTTCATCCGCTGGATCTTATGATATTCTTGGTAAAAATAGACGACTTGGTTTGGGTACATCCTATATCGACATCGGCCCTTATTCATTAAATGATATTCAAGAAAAATATACTACTGGATATTATTATAATAATGCTCCGGGTTTTTATTTTACTAATATTGGACAAAAGATAATTGATATTTATAGCGGAACTGGAAATTTAACCGTTTCAGCTTGAGTTAAAGATACCGTTGGGGATCAATTTGATATGGTTTTAACTGGAAATAATATATCTTATAACTCATGATCATCTATTGGGAATGGAACTTGACAAGTAGGTTCTGTATCTGCATCAATAACAGGCTCTGATCAAAAGGTTAAATTGATTCTATACAACACCACCGCATCAACTACCGGATTAGTTAGCGATATAAGAGTATATTAATATGAGTATAATAAGATCAATAGATGGATCTGCTTTGGATCTAATTATAAAAGGTGGGACTCCAAAAGTCATAGATGGTGTTATTTATGATGGACTTGGTAAAGATGAATTATTATCTTCCTTGTCTGCTATTGGATATATAAAGTATTATAATGGAATATCAAATATATCAATTCCTATTTATAATATAATAGATATTCCATATAGCGCATTAAGAATTTATAATGGAAGTGTTACTGGTTGTTTTCGATTGGTTTCTTTAAATGATAGTAGTAGTAGTCAGATAAGAATTAGCACAAGTGCAGGAACAAAATCAGTAGCATTAGAAATCTAAATCTAAGTAAAAGGATAAAACAATGAAGACTTTTTTAATTGATCAAATAGTAAGACAAGAAATTCAAACTATTAATGAATATAAAAAATTTAGATTTAATAATAATGATATTTGTTTTATTTTAGAATTAAAAACATTATCTGAAAATTCGATATTAAATGAGATTGATATTCGTTCTATAATAAAAATGATTGGAGATAAAATAAAACAACTTATGAGTTTAAAAAATGTGAATTTAAATATGGTTAAAGTAATAACAAGAACAATAAGAGGAAGTAGTTTGCCAAATATATTTAAAAAAATGACAATATCTATTATATCATTAATATTGATTAATTCAGCAATATCATCTGTATCTTATGCTTCCGAGAATGTAGATGATGTTTCAGAATCAAAACAAGCGTACGCTTATGCTGCTGGATGTATTGCTTTCGATGCGGAATTAAATCCAGATATAGATAATAGACACATTGTTATTAAATTACAAAAATTAGCAAGAGCTGGTGGGACAGAACAAAGTTTAGATTCATTAAATAAGACAGATAACACTACTTTTGATACAATTAAATGAATTGGTCAACAATTAGGAGATTTACAAGGTGAATATAAAGATATCATAAAAGATACAAATGCATTCGCAGCGAAATTGACGAATGAGCAAAATTATAATTATTTTGAATATCTATCAAATATAGGTCTTGAAGCAATTAAATCAGCGGAAAAGCATCAATATAAAGTTACATCTAGCGTTACATCATCAAACCCATTAGAAAATTCTTATGAACAAGAACAAACTCCAACGGATGAGTTGCCATCTTATTGATCTAAATAATTTACTATAATCCTATTCGCTTCTGATTTTCTTATAGCTAGATTATAGTTCATTATTTTTATTTGTATTGGATCTCCCAATGGTGCTACTCGAACAATCCGCACCTGTTGATTTGGAACTACACCCATATCCACAAGTCTTCGAGCAATCGCATCCTGCCCAATCACTTTTACAACTGTGGCTAAGTCATTTAAAGATAGCTCTGATAATTTCATTAAATTTTATTCTTCTCAAATTATTTCTCTCATCTTCATTAAAATTTTACCAAGATGATTTTGTCCAACTCCATTACATACTCCTCAGAAGGTATCATTTCAGACATTTCCCTCAATTAGTTCTTCGTCTCCAGTTTCTCTTAATAATTCTACTAAATTTTTATTTTGAATAAACTTAAGATAAACTGCCAGTTTCATTCGATCAAGTTTTATATGATCAAATTCATAAAATTTGTCTACTTTTGGACATTTAGGATTTGTTGCTAATTTCTTTGCCACTTTTCCATGAACAGCTTCTCTTATTTTATCTTTTCATCATTTTCCCTCTTGTGTATTTGGCACTTTTAGTCACTGATATAAATGTTCAGATGAAAGAAATTCTAAATCTTTATAAATTATTTTACAAGGAAACATATTGGAAAGAAAGGCATAATCTCCAGAAAACTATTTATCATTCGTTTTTCTCCTAAACGTCTTTATCTTCAAATATGGTGGATACCTTCATCAAAATAATTCTCTTTCTTTCTTTTTAATTTCATCATTATGTTTAAAGAAGGTTTCTTCTCTTCCTCATCCTTGTCTATCTAATCATTTACTAAATTCTATTGTAGCATCTGCTATTTCTTTTGATGTTAGATTCTTTAATCTTTGTTCGATTTGATCTTTTTCAAATTGTTTTGCAATTATCATAAGATCTTTTTTTATTTTATCTCTCAATCATTGAGGAATATCTTCGTTTTTTACATCATTCATATCTGATTGTCATTTCAAGTTTATTTGTGGAATCGGAGTGTCTTCAATATACTTTTTGACATCTTTATAAACTCTTTCATCTCTCGTTTCTGGAATATACAATCCCAATCTTCTTTTGTTTAATAATTCAAACATCATCTATTAACTCCTATTCGTTTCGTCGATAAGCTTATCCATATTGTTATAAATAAGCTCTTTAACATCTGGATCTAGTTATAGTTTTCCATAATTTTACACATATCTTCATCAACAAGATACTCGATTATTTTAATAATTTCTGGATTTTTGACAAGAATATATTTTTTGTCACACTCTTTAATTTGATTACTAACCTCTTTTAATTTTCTATAAAGTTCTTCTCTTTTATTATCTGCCATTTAAACCTCTTTTCTTTGAACTAACTTTCCATACTTTGCAAGAGCTAATCCGCAATGTGCATAGAATACTTTATTGCATTTTCAACATTTACATTCAACTCTTCAATCAACACTATTATTATCAATTAAATGTAAATCTTTTAAATAATTAAATTCATGCTTACAGAATATTCTTTTAAATCACATTAAAGCCTACCTTTCTGGCCTGAACGATGCTCTTTCGCACATATATTGTTCATAAAATATATCCATTCCAAGTTTTTTGGTCATTGGTTGAATTGTACACAAATCTTTTATAGATGGTCAATGTGCATTTTCTAATGGTACATTTCAATCTGTATCTGATTCATAAACTCTTTCGTTCTCATAATAAAAGATTTCTTTATTCTTTTCTCTTGCATGTTTAAGTTCTGCCTGAACACCTTCGCTTCTATCAATACCTTCTTCGTTGCACACAATAACGCCATCACATCTATCAATCATAGTAAAATCTATCTTTGACCAGAAAGTAAAAGTTTTTGGCATATCATACTTTAATGCCATCACATGAAAACATGAAATTGGAGAATATATATTATATCCTTCATTTATAAACTTAGCAGCTATTCTATTAGCATCATCAAATCTTTCTTCTAATAACGCTATTTTTTCTTCTTCTGTTTCTTTTAACCCTACATCCAACGAATATAGATGAGCCAAATAATATACTTTGTTTTTATCCAACATTTATTCCCCCAATTCACCTAACTTTAATTCTGCATTATTACTTAAACATTTAGAAAATGGTTGTATTTGAATAGAATTTCCATATTTATCATATGCTAATCAATATAAGAAATTTTCATCACTTTCCATATCCAATATTTCTTTTGGAATTTCTACACATTTCATATCAATTAATATGACTTCATTATTTTCATTCACTTCAGGTGTTTTAATGTAAAACATTTTTTCTAGCTTTGTTGGTGTTGGAAAATTATTGTCTGACGTATCATACCTCCTGTAATTGTTTTATATCTTCTTCTGTCATATTAATTCTCAAACAACTATCATATCTTAATCAATATTGACCATTTTCAACTTCATATAAATTACTTATAAAAAAAGCAGAATAACTTTGTTCATCAATAAAATTTTGAATATTTTCTATTGAATTGAATGCCCTAGTTCTTACTTCAAAAATAGTATTTGTTCTTTCTATCATAAATTGAGGAGAATCAGTATAAAAAACATTATCACCTTTTATAATTGTTCTATTTAATTCTTTTTTATCTAACATTTGAATCCTCCATAAGTTTATCCATATTATTATAAATAGTCTCTTTTACATCTAAATCTAACTGTTTTTGATCATCAATAAATTCTTCTATACAACTTAAATCATCTTTTCCAATCATAATTCCCCAGAACAATCAATCAAATTCAATTCATCATTTATTACCAAAAGAATTTCTTCCTATTGCCAATACTGGAAGTATGTTTAGATAACCTAAAGATAGTTTTTGAATATGCATATTAACACTCTTCTTTCTCAATAAATTCCCCAAAACTCTCTTCAAATAAAAACTTATGTTTTTCAGGTATATTATTTAACAACATTCTTGCCAATTCTTGATACTCTTTAAATGCATGATTTGATAATCTCAATGTTAGAATATGATTCAGTTCTCTAAAATTGAAAGTAACAACGTTTTTTGTTAAAACAGCTTCTGGGTATCCGTATTTTATGACATCGTTTGATAAATGACCAAATTTTTCTATTAGTCCATCAAAATAATTTTGAATATATTCATTAAGTTCTTCATTATCCGTTTTGTATAACTTAAATTTCTTTGGCTTAATATATCTAGTTGACATAACGGTTTGACTCATAATACGATTTCTTGATCATTGTTGCAAAACAGCTCTTGAGAAATCATCCATTTTGAAAACGTATGTTACCATCTCAAGTACAGATTCATGTTTTTGTTTATTGAATAATCAATTTAGAAATTCTTTATCTACATCCGTTATATCATCAGTTGCACCATCATAATTTCCACCTTTATGAAAAGATTGATAAGCTGTTCTTCCCGCTATAACGGCGTTGCTTAATTTTGTGTGATCTAATAATTTAATTTCCACATTATATCCTATCTATTGTACATAAACCACCAGCGCAAGCTACTTCTTCTCTTGCGGATGTCATATCTTCTTCTTCTACAATCTTTGATAAATCTATATCCGATAAATGACTTATCATTTCTTCATATACTTCTTTTGAGCAATCTTCAAACGGAGCTTGAACATAAGTTCCTCCATCGTAAGGAAGGACTGAAAGACCATTATAATAATTCCTATTATCTCACATTCATCTTCCAACTACATCCCATTCATGATCTCGAATAGAAACGGTGGCAGAAACATTATTGTGATTTTCTCCCTTGATATGTCCAGGAATAATCCAATGTTTGGTGATATACTTTATTCTATTTAATAGTTCTAAGGCGCTTTCATGCCTTAGAATGGAATTCTTCGGAGCTTTTTGCGGCACTGCAATAACTGCATCTGTTTCTGGTTTGAAATACTCATCTTCTATAAGTTCTGGATGTTGTTTGGAAAGATAATTATAAATCGCTTCGTTTTTTCCGACCCTTACTCTTCTAATATAATAATCACTGTGCCACGCGTGAATTCCAGAACTTGTTCCCAGAAGAACACTAGCGGTACCCGAAGGTTTTATTACAGTAAGTCTAGATGCTTTATTTATTCCAATCTCTTTGGCTAATTCTTTATTTATCTTTTTGGCTAATTGAACGGCTTCCTCTAAATTAACATCATAAAATTTACCACTACCTAATCCTGTCATTCCTATTCCAAGAAGAGCATCCCGCTCAGTTGTTTTTTGCCAAACATCTCTTAAATAATGAAAGTTTGTATAAGATGCTTGGAGTGTTCCAATAAATGCGGCAGCTTCCACTCTTTCATTTAAATCTTCTTGACTTTCAATGTCTGACGCGTTTATTTCACACAAATTACAAAATTGAAATGGCTTAAGCGAGACTTCGTTACAATTTGATACCAACGTTTTATTAGCAAAAAAGTTATGATTTCTGAGAACCGTAATATCAAATACATCTCTGTTTTTTCTAACACTAATTTTTTTTATTTTTCTAATAGTAATATTCTGCTTTTCTTTCATTCTTTTAGTTCCTTTGAATAATTAGAATTTTCTTCTATATAAGGTTTTACATCAAATATAATGCAAACTTCACAATTTAGAGGATTTTCACGCTGTAATTCTCTGAGTTTTTTTACATCTCTTTGTCAATATCCTTTTATTTCAACAATCTTTTTTATAGTAAGATTGTTGATGTCATCAAACAAGAAAAAGTCCGGTCTATAATAAGTAGATTTTAGTCGAAAAGTCTTTACTTCAACGTCTCAAATTATTTTTTGTTTGTCTAATCATTTAGCATATATGAATTCGTAAGTACTTCTCAATCAAACTAATTTATTCATTCCTTGATTATAATAATATCCTTGCACTCCCCTAGAAGTTTTATTAGTTTTTTTTTCAAAAGTTTTGAAAAATCCTTCTCTTTTATTATATGCTTCTTTTAGATTTATACTTCTAACTTCTTTGAGTTTATTAGTCACAACGCATAAACCGTGTCGTTTTTCTATCTCTAAATTATTGAATATGGTTCTAATTTCGGTATAACTAACATCAAATTTTCTAGCTAATAATTTAAAACCATATCCTTCAAGGTATAATGTTTCGCAAATAGTTTTTAGTTTACATCAATTATCATAATAATCTGTTTTTATCATCTGTTGTAAAAAACGCTTTTTTATTCCATTATTGGGATTGCGTATTTTGTTTTGTTTCATAAACAAATCAAATCTATATTCGTATTCTGGTCATATTATTATGTCTATTTTTTGTTTTTGTCATTGAAATTGTTTGTAAAAAAAATCCATTAATGCCATTTCATCTATCGTGGATTTCATTTCTATCATTTATTATTTCTCCTTTTAGATATTAGTAATCCGTGTATTATTTATATACGAATAATATCTAAATTTTTCCAAATTATTTGATAGAAATAATTTCATCGTCTTCGGTTAAATTACATGCTTTTACATATCCTCTATTTTTTGTATAAACTTCATGATCAGGAGTTAGTGTTATATTTTCTCCATCTTCAAATTCTAATTCTACAACATCAGCCTGTTCTCTTGTAAGCGCCCCCCAAGACATTTCGCAAAATTCTAATTCTCCGGTTTGTTTATTATATGACAAGATCTTCGGTAATTCTTTTTCTTGTTCATACGATGATACTAATTCTTCTATAGAAATATCGCCAATTTCCGTAGCTACCTTCGTATCTCCAGCCAAACAAGGATTCCCAAGAACTTCTTTATCATTAGTAAACATAATTCCCGGCTCGCCGCAACCACTTAATCTAATTCTTTCTCAGAGTTTATTGAAATCTTCTTCTTCAATACGATGTCTAAGAATAACTACGGAATTATTTGCTCTTCCTCTTTGGGGATTTTTTTCCCATCAATTTCCAGCCTTGCAAGCTAACATTTCATTATCACTCATCGAAAAAAAGCTAATTAAAGCGGCTCTTCTAATTCCACCACTTAAAACAGCGTCAGCTATAAAACAAATTATATCATGCACCTCTAATGGAGACAATTTATCTCCATCTTCTTTTTGATCTAATACTTTTGTTATATTATAAATGCAATCTTTTAATGGTTGCGGACCGGGAGCCTTTCCGCCGGATGTAATAAGTCTTGCACCCTTTGGTCTGATATCAGAATAATCAAAAATAATAGAGGAGGTGCCATTAACGTTGAAATAAGATTTCATTAACGTTTTAATGGCATCGGCTCATCCTTCTATACTGTCACCAATAAGAAATCTTTTATGTCTATTTGGGTTTGGTTTTCTAATTTCCGGGAGTTGTTCTACATGATGTTTTTGAACAGAAAGCCCGCAACCGACACCCGATAATAATAAATGCATAATTTCTGAAAATGCTCTATAATCATCTATTGGAAGATATGAACAATTATAAATTCTAGCAGGACTTATTTCTATCGGTTTTCCAGCAAATTGCATACTTCTCATACTAGGCAAAACTTTTTTATCATAAACAAGTTGATAATGTTTTCTAATTCTTTCTTCTAATTGCGGAAACTTTTTAATATGCATATCCATATTTCTTGTAACTATTTCATCTCATGTTTCTCTTCTTTTGAATTGTGGAATATATTTAGCATATTTCATGTAGATTATAATGTCGGATAATATCTTTGAGGAGATATTCATACTTTATTTTTTCCTTTTATTTAGTTTTATTTGATTGAAATGCGTTATTGTATATTCAATTATGTAATTGATCAATTAGTTGTGTTGTCATCTTACGATTTTGCTCAACTCTTTTTTCAATTTCTTTTAAAACATCACTAGGATTTCCGTTATTATCAATAAGATTTGATGATAACTCTGGTATATTCGAATCAAATATACCGGCATCTAACATTTCTTTTGCGAGATTATAATGCTCGGAATAAATATGACTAGAACCTAAAATAAGACGATTGTATCCAATTTTAAGTTCAGGATATGTTGGAAGTAAATGATTTCTCATTTGTTGTTGTAATAATGAGAAAAATGGGAAATCAAATGTTAAACCTCTAACTATGTCCGAGGACCTCATTTGTGTTGTCATATGAAGTTCATTATCTCGAATAAAGAAATGAGAAATTAGAGTACATACGAAATCTTTATTACCTTCATATTGATGATCATTATTATTATATCTTATTATTGCTTGTCTGGTATCTTTATCGCGTATCAAACTATCCAATGCTCACATTCATTGCGTTTGTGTATGTTTATCACTTATTGGTTTTTGAAATAAAAGATAGCCATAAGCAGAATTTAGATTTCCATCACTATCAGCTAATTTCTGTCAAAATTTTGAATAGCGAGAAATAAAATGTACATCACGTCTACCCATAAAGTATCATATCAATTCTCCAGCCAAATAATTATAAGGGAATTCTCTAGCCGAACACGAGAATATGTTAGAAAGTGGATTCTCTATTGTAAGAATAACATCAAGAATCTCTCTTGTTTGCTTATTTCGAGCAGAATTTTCATACTCAAATTCATAAAGCAAACTATCTAACAGTTTTTTATAAACATAAGAAAAACTATGTCCAGAAATAATTTTCATATTTACTTTTATTCCTTTAATACGCTTATTGCCGCTTCCATATTATCCATATTCTCATCAACCTTTGCAAGATCTTCAGTAATATCTCCATTCTTGATTACTTTATACTTCAAAAAAACAGCCTTTTTGAAATTTACTGGTTTAATATCACATTCTTCTTCAACCTTATCAGCCGCTTCAAACTTTACGCTATCACTAAGGGTGCAGATTATATACTGCTTTTCCATCATAAAGTTCAAAATTTTGTCAAAGAGATCTCTTTTTAACATGTTGTTTAATTCATCGTCGTCGTCTGGTTTAAACAATTCACCATAAATCTTTTTTACCTTATTATAGGCTTTTTTATTCAAACTATCAATCGGAATATCTAAATTAGAAAAGAAATCAAGGTTTGTAAGAGAAACATTCAAACCAAATTCATTCAAATAAGGTTCAATTTCATCCAATTTATTTGCGTAAGAAAAGTATTTCATTACAATAGAAAGATGATTAAACAATGTCCACAAACGCGGAGGAGTTTTTTCTGAAGGATAACCGCCCTTATAATAAAGCATGTTCTTTGTAAATATCATATCCTTTTTATCGCTATCAAAAGCCTCACCAAACAACTTTAATGCAAGATTCATTTCTTTCCAATGAATTTCGTTTAATTCATACCTTGTTGTTGCGGACTTATTGAGTTCATCAATATAAATTTCTTCATTTCGAATAACTTGTGACATAAAACCTCCTATATGTTTTGAATAATCAATTCTTGAACTTCTTCTTTAGACATATCAGTACAATCTATAAGAAGTTTTTTCTTTATAATAGACATCTCGTGTGCTTCTTTAAATTTAGAAATTTCCAGTTGTTTTTGTTCTAAATTATTTGAAAATGAAAGCTTATCATCTCTGGAAATAAGTACAAGAGGATCTGTTATAAGAGTAATAAGAAATATGTGATCATAATTATCAATGAAATATTTCATTTCTATATCAAAAATATAATCTCCGGAATAATTGCGATACATTGGTGCATATACATATTCACCTATGTGAGAACGATTATAAATATCATAAGTATTACTAATACACATACGATAAATAAGATTATCGTATAAAGTATTTGAATAAGATTGATAGTCATTGATGTTTTTTAGATGTGAATAATGAGAAAGATTATATGCCAGTTTATGATTATTCCAGGCATATTGTTGAAGTAAATTTATTTGCGTATCTTTCCCCGTTCTATCAGGGCCCTCTATAATAATTTGTGAAGGAAACATATGAAACCCCTATAAGAAAAACTTTTATTTTATATATGAAGATTTGATCTAAAAACGAAGGCCAAAATTAAAAAGAACGAAAGAATATTCTTTATTTGAGAAGTCTAAAGATACTTTTAACAATGTTATTATACTAAGTCTTAATTCAACATGATATTTATCATGTTGTTTTACTATTGATTTTCAAGAGTTTATTAATTTCATTATTTATATTCCTATTATACTGACGTTGTTTTTATAGCTTCTGATCATGGCGTATAAGTATATGTAAAATCAGATATGCCATCATCTCGGTCTTGTCTTAAAGCTCTAATTTGAAAAGTATATTGAGTGTTTGATGATAAATTGATAACATCATATTTTTTTTCTAATATTTCAACATATGAAATATTTGTTATGTTATTCGGAGATGATGTTTTTCAATATCTAATTTCAAATCAAGCACCTATACCACCATCAGCGCCTAAATAAGTATCTCAAGATAAACTCATGGTTTGTTCTGCGGATGGTGTTGCTAAAAAATTTTCTATAGATGGCAATACCGTTAATAGGAACTCAGTATCGCAATGAATTCCGCAATTTACAAATCCTAAACCTAAACCTAATCCAAATCCATTCATAATATATTACCAAACAAAATAAGCTGATGATAATGCTGGCAATTCGTTCCCATCAGATTGTGTAACTTTATTGAAAGATCCTTGAATATAAGTTCCAGGTAATGCAACGCTTATAAAAATATATGATGGAGATGAATTGATATTTGTTGGAAATGGATATGCTCTATAATTTGTTATCGCGGTGGGGAAGTATAACGCTCTTGGTGGAGAATAAGCTGATAAGGTTGAGCCTGTTATCACAAGCCCAGACGCAGACACAAAAGCTACCGGAGGTGATGCTGATTCATTTGGTGTATGAAATACGCCGATATTATTTGACATTGAATTACTCGGTTGATTAATCATTATGCCAGCGCGAGTTATTTCCATTTAGTGATTTACTCCATTGTTTTTTGTCAATTATTCTTTCTTATTATGTCTAATGCATTATCTTCATCTATAAACCCCATAATATACATGCTATAATAATAATTCGGATTTTCCTTTAAATGATCCATTGCAATTTCTTTTGCAACTTGTTCATCCGCAGTATGTTCTTTTTCTACCGCAATACCAACAGCTAATTCTATTTCATCAAATTGCGATGCTTTTTCGTTATCAGCTCTACCGCCCTTTAATTTTTCACTTTCTACGGCTAAAAACGTTGATTTTTTATTTAGTTTTTCTCCAGGTCATGCTTTTAAATCGTAACCTAAAGGAAATTCTTTTAATGCTTTTGATTTTTTATTTACTTTTAGTTTTCTTTTTTCCGTCAATGTAGGATCATCTATATCTAATCCCATATTCTTATAAGCTAATCTTCTAAGATATTTTGAGTTAGATTCTTTAGATCCCGTATCAACAAGTGATTTCTTCGTTTCTTCAAAATTCATCGAACTAATTAATTGACCTTTTTTATAATAGATTCCATTTTCCGGATTTAATTCCATTATAAAGTTTTTTGATAATAATGGACCTATATATTTTATAAAACTATGTCAATATTTTTTTAATTGAGATGCGGATACTCAAAAACTAACAACATCCATTCCCGCCTTAATTTGTACTCCATCATATTCAAAATTAATAATATTATTAACTCAAACTCGCCCGCCACAAAATCTTCCTTTTGCGCTTTTGTCAATTCATGAATCTTCTCTTTTTTTATCCTTTAAAGAAAAATCATAATTGTAAAATTTTTCAAGTAACGATGTTAATGTATCAGGCCATTGTTGATTATTTTCATTTTTTTCTATCAAATATTGAAATTGTCATAATACTTTTTCATATAAGGTAATAATTTTTTTTATTCTTTTTTCGTTAAAATAATCATAATAATTTGCCAATTGAAAGTGAAAAAAAGCCTTGCTTTTTAATAAATTTAATAATGAATTAATTTCACCAATATTTTCCGATAATTTAATTTCATAAAATTCCATGGTATTTATTACATCATTATTTTTATTTTCGTTTTGTAACAACAATTTTTCTATTTTAACAAATTCTCTTCGAAGGTACCTAAATTTTTCAACATAATCATACAATTTTGATTCGATTGTTTTGCCGTTAATATATACACTTTCGCGTTCTCTAAATGCATGAATAACATCACCAGTCTCTGGATTTATTGTAAATATTAATTTCACATCAGTAGAACTAAAATCTAGTTTCGTATCACCCAAAGTAACACTATCTGGATTTTCTTTTATTATTTTTTTCACGCTTGTTCTTATTCCCATATTTTTATATATTCCATATTCTATATATAGGATTAAATTATTTTTTGTAAATCTATTTTTTTCTTTATATTGTTTATTTTCATATAGTTATATTCAGAAATTTCCAATTCATTATTCAAAAATTTGATAGCGTTTCTAACAGCTCATTCAGCTGTTTTTGTTGGCACATTTTGTGGTATCATTCATACATTTTTCTTTTCTGCATAGAAATCATGAGGGAATCCCATAAGATGTAAACACTCTCTTATATTAAGAAGTCTATCTTCCGTTGGATGAATATAACTTTTGATATTCTTACCAATTAAAGCATTAATATAATTATACATAATTTTTGTTGTACTGTCTCAATATCCCATTCCCAATGATAATTTATGTTTTACATATTTGAATTTTTTAATTAAATTTTCATCATTACAATTAATTATAATATCATCCAACAAATTATTTTTAACGATGTAATCTAATACCGTTTTAGATTTATTATTAAATATAATTGATCTAAAATCTTTTCCAAGTTTATTTACAATATATTCATATAAAAATTTATTCATTTTATTTTCATCAAATGAAAATTCGTCAGAATAATTTATCATTGTTTTGTTTACTTGTTTTAAATAATCGGATATATTTTCATAAGGTTTATCTTCAAATTCTAAAATCGGACAATTTGAATTCTTCCATAAAAAAGTAAATGATCTTATTCTATCTTGAGGAATTCCGTGTTTTAGTGTTGATGTTTTAACAAATGTAACACTCCTATTATGTTCTTTTGCTTTATTTTTAATGTTTTCTAATACTTCAATACCGGCATCCGTATAAAGATTTGGTGCATTCTCTATAATAAGAACCTTGCAATCAACTTGTGGCGAAAAACAAATATCCATTGAGCGATATATTCATTCATTTTGAATTGCGCATCCACCACGCTTTTTATCTTTACTTTTTCCTAAATTTAACATAGATAATCCAGCACATGGTGGAGTTGCAACCATTATATCTACTTTTGATATATTTTCCGAAATACCATCATCGAGCGTATATCTTTTTACATCATATTCTTTTTGGTTATAATAATTCATAAGTATTTCATCATTTTTGTCAAAAACTTTTCATGATAAAATATATTCTGGTTTATTTTTTATTGCTTGCTGAGCTCCAAGACACATTCCACCTATCAACGGAATTATACCAGCTCAAGTAATTTTTTGATTGTTATTCATTTATTATATTTCTTTCTATAATTTATTCTACTTCTATTCTATAAATTGGTTTTCCTATATATCTTCCAACCAATTGATCTCTTTTTGTTTCATACATTCAATCAAATCGAGTATTTTCTTCTAATAATTGTGATTCAAAGATTTCATGATCTGTTTCTATAATAAATCTATACATTTCAATTCAATGTCCATTTAATGGACTACAAAATCTTTCTGTTGTATATCTTACATCATTCAATTTTATTTCTCCTTCTTGATTTCCATCATTCCGGTTACAAAGCTAAATGTATTAAACATATCTTCTGCCTTTTGTTCTGCTTCGCATTCATTTTTTGCTCTAAATTGTCTTCCTACTTCTTTTCCATCGCACATAGCTATTCATGTACGATAAGATACTTCTTTTACACCTAAATGATATACTTTCTTTGGTTCTGGTTTCTTGTTTAATTCATCTAGAATAATTTTTGCTTCTTGTGATGAGAATGATGACGTGGCACATTTCATATTTGCCAATTGTTTTAAATGATCTTTGGCTTGATATAAAGATATATTATTTGATGGTTGTTTTATATCTTCGTATCTAACTCATTCACCGTTTGGATCTTCTTTCATTTCTGATGTTATTGCTCCACAAGTATAATCAATTATCCTATTATATCTTTGCATTTTATTTTCCTTTGAATTTTGTTTTACAATCCTATATTTTTTTAGTTTAAATATTTGTTAATTATAAAAAATTTTATCATTATTTGATTCCGCAAATTTTCTTTATATGTGTCGGTAACATATTCTTTCCTTTTACTTTCATAAAGAAATTAAATGATTGATCTAATACATAAGTTGTTACTTTATCTTTCGCCGTTCTTTGTGTTCTTCCCATCGCTTGAACAAATTGTAAAACACATTTAAAAAGATACCAATCGGGAAACCGTTCAGCTCTAATGCGCGTCCATTTATCTCCCAAATTCATAAATGGCAATTTAACTATAATCTGGAATTGTCCTAAGTCGCCAATCAAATCAATACCTTCCGCCATTGACGGCGATACAATAACGGTATCATGTTTCAATTCTTTATGAAGAGTATAAATTTCACTATTTGCTTGACCGGATTCTTGAATTAATAATCGCTTGTCTTTTAGGTTATCCCTAATATAATTAGCAATTTTGAAAGATCCACAATGTATTATGCCTTTTTGCCCTTCATGAGAAGCAAGAATAAGCTTAAGAGCTGGAATTAGTTTTGGAAGAGTATCATTAATTTCTTTTGCGTTTAAACTTCCAATTGGATGCATTAAAAACTTATGATTAGAAGTAGGGAAAGGACTTTCTGCTTCAATCCATTCCGCTTCATCTTGAGAAATTCCCAAGCTGCTGCAGAATTGTTTCTTTTCTAGAAGAGTAGCTGACATTAAGATAATCTTTTCATGCCTATCAAATATTAATTCCTTTGCAAATCTATCTACGGTCAAAGGCTTCAAAATGAAAGCATTTTCCTTATTCTTTTTGGAATATACTTCCTCAAATGACCAAACCCATTCTACATAATCTTTACTTTCAAAATATCGATTAATCTTAGACATGAAAGAATTATATCTCTCAAAATCTCTAATCATCTCTCTAATAATTTTATTATCCGTATTCTTATCATTAGCATCAATATCAAAATCTTTAAATAGCTTTTCAATTTTCTTACACTTTAGAGAAAGAGTATCATAAACATCTTTCATCCATTCTTCATATCTTTTAAGACTATCAAGCTCCGGAACTCTAATTTCCTTATTATCAAATAGACGCTGAAGAGCAATATCTGTAATTCTAAATTCAGCAAAAGCAATAATATGTTCTGGAAGGGAGTGAGCTTCATCAATAATTAGAGTGGGTCTATCATTAAAGGAATGATTAAAAGAAGTTGTCATATAATAAGCAAAGTTCATAATAACTACTTTAGCTTTCTCCGCTGCTTTCTTTGCATCTATATAAGGACAATCCGGACAATATTCCGGTTTAATGGCCCCTGGTCCATCCGCACATGTAGAATTTGGATCCGTAATACATTGAAAGTTATTTCTTCCTTTCATTTCTCTAATATTAAGAAGAAGATTGTTTCCAAAGTCTTTCATATATTGATCTTGCAAAATCTTTTGAGGAGTAGATATAATCGTCTTTCCCTTTAATGCATGGGACACTGCGATTGCTATGCAACTCTTACCAACTCCTGTAGGCAAATTTAATAGCTTAATATTATTATCTTCCCATGTTTCAGATAAATGATCAAGAACGCGAGTTTGAATTTCGCGTTCTTTTTCAAATGGAAAATGTTTATGAAAATTATAACTCATTATATTCTTTCTATTTATTTACAATTACAATTGTCGCATCCATTACACTTATCATCTTCTTTATATGAATTATCATATCCTACATCTTGACGATGAAAATTTTCAATATTCTTCACTAGATATAATTTCTTAATATCTTCCCAATCAAAACCAAGAAGAATAAATGATTCCATCATAAAATGAAGAATATCTATTAGTTCAAAACCCGCAGCCAATTTTACGTTTTCATTATTATACCACATATCTTCTGGCTTATACTTTTTCCAATGCTTCCAAGGCAATTCACCTCTAAATTCAGATACTTCATCATCCATAGCGTGAACCATATCAAGAAGTAACTTAGTTCTTAATTCTTTTTGATTAGCAATATATTCTTTTGGAAAAGTAACAACTCCATTTTCTGTCATAACCCGCATTTCTTCCTGTTCAATAAATGGTGTTTTAAGCCAAGTTGGTTCATGACCATATCTTTTCATAAGTTCACATTGCATTTCAAATATTGTTTGAAGTGCATCCTTATTTCCGGTTTTGTTCGTAATTTCATTTAGTTCGTTTTCAAACTTTTTGAATAGAGTGTTATCTGACATTTATTTCTCCTTTTTTATTTGTTCTAAAGTATAAAGTGGTATCATCTTTCCAGAACATATTCCTATATCAAAACCTCTATGTGAAGTATGTTCTGGATATGCTAATTGTTCTTCCGTATCCGCGAAATCAAACTTATTACAAGTTCTACAAACTCAGGCGTACGGTTTTGGTTTATTATTCATCTTCTAATTCTACCTTAATAATATTATCTAAATTAAATGTTCCGTTTTTCCATTCGTTAGGTTTTCCAACAAATACTATGGGATCATATTCTTGAAGAGATGTAAAGAATTCTTCCCCCATTTGAGAAATTACTTTATCCCAAGCAAAAATCATAATATTGCTTTTTTTAAGAACGCTTTCTACAAAAAGAAGATAATATGTTTTACCGTTTTTTGTTTTCTTTTTCTTAATGGAAGAAATCATTCCACCATCACAATATTTATTTAAATATTTACATTGAATCGCTCTAATCTTGTCTTTCAAAAACGATACAGGATTATCCGTAAAAGGAACTCCGATTGCTTCTTTTTCTGCAATAAAGAAAAACTTTTTACCGACATCATTTTCAATTTTATCTTTCTTCATGGCCTCTAAAATCTTCATTTGACGCCATTTCTTTCTTTTACCCGTTGATTCTTCTTCAACTCTAAAAGAATTATCCTTTTCAATTAAGATCTTTGCTCTCGCTTTTTCTCTCGTAAGACCCAATTCAGAAAACATTCCAATATTAGCCATTGCAAGAAGAGCTGTCTTATTGATAGCATTTAACTTATTTTCTTTGATATGATTCAAGAAATCATCAATGTTTTCAAATGATTGTCCAACTAATTGTTCCATTTGAGGCATTGCTTTTTCACCAAATCCTTTGATATGTCTAAGACCAATATAAATCGTACCATCATAAGGATTTCCTTTTTCCTCTGGAACAAAGGTATAATCTGTAAAGAAATTACCCAATTGTGGAGGAGAGAACTTAATCTTAAGATTATCGAGCTTAGATCGATTCTTAATTTCTTGCATAACGTTTTCTAATTTACCTGGATTTTCGTTAAGAACTTCTGTATACCAATATCCGGGAAACTTTACCGACATGTACATCGTTTGATAGGCCAGTAGAGAATAGTTCAAACTATGGCTCTGATTGAATGAATAAAGACTAAATTTAACCATAAGCAACCAAAGTTTTTCTAATTCATCTCTATCTAATTCTTGAACAACTCCATTTTCCATAAATTGATCATAAAATTCTTTACGAAGTTTATTATAAAGTTTCTTATTATCAACAATAATTTTTTGACCTTCTTTAAGAAATTTTCTAAAACGATTAAGCTGAGATGCATCGAATTTACCAATCTCTCTACCGATTTTCATAATCTGTTCTTCATAAAGCGGGACGGAATATGTTTCATCAAGAATAAAACCAATTTTTTCTAACATTTTATCCGAAAATATATTTTCGGATTCGTTTGCAAATTTATTCTTAATAACGATCTCATGAAGAGAGGATCCTAAAGGCCCCGGCCTATAGAGAGCATTAACCATTGTTAATTCGTGAATAGAATCGGCTTTAAGTCTTTTTAGAATACTTGTCATGCCTTCGGAAGAAAATTGGAAAATACCTTCGGTAAATCCACGCTGAAATCCCTCAAAAATCTCCGGTATGTTTAAATCTAAATTCTTTGGATCAATTTTTGAATATACTTTTTCACTACTTATATTAAAATCTTTACTGATTTGTTCTACCGTTTTATGAAGACATCTTAAATTTCCAAGACCTAACATATCAAATTTAATATGACCAATCTGTTCAAGTTCTTTATAACTGGCTGATTCACAAAAACCGGTTGCATAATGAGACATTTGATTTCCAAGAAGAGGAACATACGGTACAATATTTTCTTTTTTATCGATAATAACAACACCGCCAGCATGAACACTAATTGCGGAAAGATTTTCATATAATTCATTTAGAACTTGCAATAAATCTATTTTCGTATTCTTTGATTGATATTCCGTCAAAATTTCATTGAAATATTTATCCTTAAGAAATTCTTCTAATTTAAGAGTAATTACGTTATAATTATCGTCAATATATTTAGATATCTTATCAGCGGAATCTAAAGCATCATTTTTAATAGGAATATCGATGTCAAGAGTTTTCCAAACGGCTTTAATAAGTGCTTTTACGGAAAGGGTATTTCTATTTGATAAAAGAACAACATCATGATTTGGAAATGTTTCTTGAAAGATTTGATACATTATCCCTCTATCTTCAACATCCGTATCGATATCCGGATAATCCTTTCGAGAGCTATCCAAGAACCTTTCTGACATTAATTTATGTTCAATGGGATCAACATTTGTAATGCCAAGAAGATAATTGATAAGGAATGAACTGGCGGAACCTCTACCGATTCCTATATATTGATTATTCTTTTTTAGATTATCAAGAATTGTCATAACCGCTAAGAAATAAGAAGCAAAATTCTTTTCTTTAACGATTTTTAATTCATTCTTAAGTTGATCAACATAAACTTGAATATTATCAATATTGCCAATCTTTTCTTTCAATCCAGCAATACATCTTTCTTTAACAATTTCGTCTGGATCTTTATCGAAATAAGCTTTTACCGTATCAAGATCCTGTGTTTTATCCAAAGAAAAAGATTTGATAGATTCATAAATGTCAATAGTGTTTTGGCAGGCTTTTCTAAATTGTTCTTCCGAAATAATATCCGAATGATTCAGCGACCATTCTTCATAAAGTTCATCATTTGTTCTGAAATGAATATTTACTTGCTCTTCGGTGTTATCATTTTTAGAAGTAACAATCTTGAATTGATTAAGAGTCATCTTCCAATTCATTGCCATTGTAATTTCACGCAATTCACCCAAACCTTTTTTTGCATAATGAGAATCGGATGTTACAATCGCCTTTTGATTTGGGAATTTATCCATCAATTTAATTTGAAGACCATTCATTCTTCTTTGAGATTCAATATCTAACATCTGAAATTCAAAATAGAAATCATCTTTAAAGATATCTTTTATTTCTTTATATCTTAAAAGAGAAGTATCAAGATCGTTATTAAAATTATAAGGCTGAAAAATATATGAACCCACGCAGGCCGCCGAACAAATTATATCGTTTTTAATAAATTTCTTAAGAATAGATGGAGTATGTAAAATATATGATCTTTGTATTCTAGAAATATAGACATTTTTTTCTTTAACACAATAATTGTTCATTTGAACTAATTGTTTATAACCGTTTTTATTTTTAGCTAATAGTATTAGATGATATCGTTTAGGAACTTTTTTATTGTCTTTTTTAAATTTCATAAGTTCATCGTCGGTCGTTAAATATATTTCAACGCCGACGATTGGTTTTGCGCCATATTCTTTACATGCATTTAAATAAGAAATTGTTCCCATTAAAGAACCATGTTCCGTCATAGCAAAACTATTAATTTGATTTGGCGTATTTTTTAATAATTCTAAATAATTTTCATATTTAGATATTCCATCTAACATTGAATAGTGACTATGCGTATGAAGATTTACATAATTACATTTTAACATCAAAACCTCTTTATTTGTTTTCAATTATATACAAACTTTATTTCTTGATCTTTTCGATTTTATGAATTTAAATTTATGTTATGATATCCAATATTATTTTTCTTTAAAATTTCAAAACCAGCAGAAAGATCATATTCTACTTCAAAAAAAACACTTTTAATACCGGCTTGAACTATAAGTAGTGCGCATGTTTTACATGGACTGATTGTCATATACATATCAGCGCCATTTGTAGCGATACCGTTTTTACAACAGGCCATTAAGGCATTTTGTTCAGCGTGTAATTCGTTTTCTAAAGACCACTTATGATGTTCCTCTCTATCAAAAATTTTTTTAAAACCTTTTTGATTTAAGTGCTCAATTAGCTTTTTTCTATTACATTTTATACCAATAATGTCATCATTATGTTCGAAAAGACCATTACTTTCTTTTATAATTAATTCCGGAGATATGCCGAAGCGCACTCTCGCATTAACCTCTAATTGTAAATCTTGAATCGTTTGATCAATAAATTCACCCGTTAACCAATATTTATCACAATGCATTTGACCGGATGGAACGCCATTATAACCTGTGCTAATAATTCTTCCTTCTCTAACAATAACACAACCAGTTTTCTTAGAACAACATGTCGAATTATCTGCAAATAACCTTGCAATCTTTAGATAAGTTTCATGATTATTCTTCATTATTATTCATTCTCATCAATAAGAAGATCGATAATGCGCTGTTCTAATTCTTCAATTCTTTTATTTAATTCATCAATTCTATCATTTAATGCATCAAAAAGAGTATCAATATTCTCGTTAATATCACACTCTAAATCTTTAACAAGATACTCTAAATCATCTTTTTTATTAACGATATCTATCATAAGATATTCTTGTTCACTTTTTATATCCTCTATAAATTCATTCATATCAATAATGGTAGAATTTATTTGATTAATCATATTGAATATTTTATATGTCACAATTATACAAAACACAATAAAAAGACAAAAAATTACATAAATAATATTTTCCATAAAAACCTCCTTTTAAGTTAACTTATCATCTTACCTTCGCTTGGTAATGTCGATCTTTTTGATGCCGCAAATAATGTAATATAATTATAATACTTTTCATAGGCTGATTCTGCGAGTTTATTTATAACATCTAATTCCGGTATTTCAGTAAATGAATTAAACTTTTCATAATGTATACATTCATTTAAAACAAAAACCGTTGAAATAGGTGGAATTGCAGATCTTTCTAATACTTCATCCGGAGCTATCAATTTACTCAATGATGCAACTTGTTCATCAACCTTTCCTAACTCATCAAAAAACATTATAGAAAAGGAATAAAGAACTTCCGAATATAATATTGATATATTATTACTTATTTCGCTCATTTATTTATTCTCCCGTTATTGACTTTACCTTTTTTACAAGACTTTTATTTACATAATGTCGCCTATAGAATAGATCTGTTGTAACATATTCAATTTCACCAAATACGTTTTTATAAGCAACCATATTTGCGTTTTCTGTTTTAAAGATATAAACTTCATCATCGGGCATATCAAATCGTTTTTGCCTTAAATCAACTAAATACTTATTATAATCATATAACAAATTATACTTATTATTATAATTATATTCCTCTAATGCGCCTGATAATGTTTGAATTGTTAGTGTGTAACTTTGATCATAATTGTTCATAAGAAATTTTTCCTTTCCCTTGGTTTATAAATCTGTTAGTAATATACTAAACGAAAACCGAAAAGTAAATAGCCATTATGACTTTTTTTTCTATACACATTATGATATACCGAATTCGCTTCTTAAATCATCAATCATTTTGGATTTCTTATGACTTGACATTGAAACTCTACCGGATTCGTTTTTTCTTGTACCGCTCAGAATTTCTTTTGTTTGATCATGATCCGTTTCATGAACCTCAATAAGAGATAAAGCAGTATCCATCGTGATAGGGAATATGAAACCATCTTTTCCGACTCGACTTTTTGCAACAAATAACTTTCCAGAATTATCTATTCTTTGATCCATCTTTCTTGTTAAACCAAAGATAAGATCCGCAACCATTGCTTTGCCAAACGAATCAGATAAATCTTCAATGCCAATCCAATCTTTTTCAATAACTTGTTTTCCAGCCTGAGATGCCGTTCAAATTGGTTTCTCAATTTCACCAGCCCATCCGCGAAGATCTTCATATATACCTTTTTGTTCAAGACGATGAGCATCCTTATAAAACCTTCCCGGCTTTACAATATCGGCATAATCTAAAAGTATAAGATCTGGATTAAAACCCATTGCTTTTAATTGATTTACATATGCTTTTAGTTGCTGAACAGTTACTGAACCTGTTGGAAAATACTTTACGAAAATATCACCAAATTTTCCTTCATTTTTTAATGATTCTAATCTCTTTTTCACAATCTCTTTGTGAAATCTAATTTTATCATTTTCAATGTTTGTAAAATTTGAATCAAACCTGGTTTCAACAACATTACTATATAATTCCAGTGAAATGTAAAGAACATTCTTTCCAATTCTAGCTGCATTACATCCTATACTGACTAAGGAATGAGAATTATGGCTGTTAATATCGTTTGTAAAATATGAATGTATTTCTTTTACCTGAAAATCGTATAACTCCTCTTGTTTCTTATGTTCTTTTATTTTTTCAAATGCACTAAATCCATCTTTTGTTTCTATTTGATCATTATTTATCAAATCTTTTATTTTTACTCAACTCCTATTTAACGTTTTTACGAAATGTTCTTTTGATGCTTTTAATGTTTTTTTATTTTTTAAATATAAGGTGACTGGGATCTCTGGTTTTACTAGTCTCATCGCCTCTATTTGTTTATAACCCATTGTCGTTAAAACTTTTATATTATATTCGTTTTGAACAATAACATCATTTTTTTCATCATCTATAAAGCGTATATTTAATTTATCAAAAAGTTGTTTTATATTAATCTTTTCGTGTCTTAAAACCTTTAATACTTTCATAAAGTTTCTCCTCGCTAATTTCCTTTAGATCGGATTCTCATATTATAAATACATCATAACCTTCTTGACGCAATTCATTTAATCTTTTTTCATCATATGCTCATTTTTCTTTTGCGGTTAAATGTAAATGATTATTATAATCGTTTTCATTGAATCGTGAAGGGTTCATATGTCAATAATCGCCATAATATTCGATTATTAGATTATAATCTGGTATGAACATATCCACATTTCTATATTTTGTCTCTGTTTTTATACTACATTCCCAAATAGTGTTTGGAAAAAATTTTTTTACCATTTCGTAACATTTACTTTGTTGTTTTTTACATTTTTTTCCTCACGGCTTTGATCGCTGAACCCCGAGAGATATCTTTTTCTTTGTTTCATCCGTCAGTTTTTTATTATAAAGCGGATGTTTTTCTTTTTTTCTATTATAACATGGCGTATTTTTTCTAGCTTCCTCCATTGTTATATTCATTCGTTTTGAAATTGATTGAATCGACATGGGATTTGATTCACCACGATTCGCTTCTTTTATTTTTTTTACCCTATTGTTGTAAATTAATTCACCTTTTTCTTTTCCGTGATGATAAATTAATCCCTCCAGAGTTTGATTTTTCTTATGTTTTTGGATATATTCGTTTCATTTTTTTTTACCTGTTTCTTCGCCATATCTTTTTATCATGTTTAATTCTGTTTGTTTACTTTTTTCTATAAATTCATTTCATTTTTTTTCACCAATCTCTTCACCATATTTTTCAATATATGTATTTTTTGTATTACATTTTTTTTGTTTCTCTATATACTCGTTTCATTTTATTATTGCTAAATCATTTCCATATTTATCGCATCAAATTTCAAACAAAGATTTTTTCTTCATATATTTATTCCCTTTCTTTTATTATAATATATACTTGAAAGATCGGGTTTTGAAAAAACTAAAGTGAAAAATCTTCATTAACAATATCTTTTGCGAGTTTTATATTTCCGTTTGGAAGCTTAATATTATCCCACGGATAATATTCATTCACCATACCATTATCATCTTCTATAATAATTTTCTCTATTTCAATATCTATTTTGGTGTTTTTAGAAGTACATTTTCCGAATCCTGGGCCACCGGCAATAACTCCCAACTCTCCAGCTCCCAATCCGCCGTTTGTTATTGCATCAATAGGATCCCAACCGGTGGGAATAATGTTAAATCTTGTCATGGCGCTTCTAGCATCAAAGTTTTCCCAATAATTATGACCGCTGATATCTATATTGATCTTTTTCATTAAAGACATTAATCTATCTTCTATTTTTTCGTAATCTTCATTTTGAAGAAAATCAACAGAATCAATTAGAGTTTCCTTTATTTCATTTCTTTTACAAAACTTTAATGCTTCATCTAGAAAAAACTCCGGATTTCCACTCTCTATTTTTACTTCGTTAATAAGACGAATCATCGCATCTTTTCTATCAATATCAACAATTTTATTTGCGTATATTGATAAAACATCGTATGTAGGTAAATCAGAATATGTTTCAAAATGCTTTATAATAACTTTTAGTAAATCTCGATACTTTTTATCTGAAAAGTATTCCGGTCTAAGAACGGGATGAAGCTTGAAGAAAAACATCTTATCTTCTATTAAAAACTTCATAAGCTTTGATTGAAATATACTTCCATAATCAGATAAAGTTGTGATTGACATCTAATCTCCTAAGAACTTTTATTTTTGAATGTGTATTCAGAAAGAACCAACAGTTTTCTTTGAATTGTTTCTTTTGGTATGTCAATATATATCTTTGCTTCCACATAAACTTTCATGAGTTTTTTCTCATCATATTTTGGTGGATTTGAAAAGATATAATCTAATCTTTTTTTTGTTTGTAGATGAGCTCTTATATTAAGGGGTTCCATCAATTGAATAATTCGTCAATACATTTCTATATCTTCATGATTATAATTCTTTTGACTTTTCATAAGTTCTTTTATTTGTTCGGATGTTCATAAATCTTCAGAATTTAGAATTTCATGTAATTTCTTTTGTGCCGTTTTTAAGCCACATCCTGGACACCCTGGAATACTATCAGAATTGTCTCCAATAATTGCTTTTATTCACGATATATTATATGGATTACGAATTCCATATTCTTCTTGTATATCTTTTAATGTAAAAAACTTTTTACTAATTGGATTATAGATAACAGTGTTTTTATTTACTAGTTGATAGAAATCATGGTCGGATGAAATTATGATAACGTTATATTCGTTTTCTTCATTCAATCTATTTACAAGAGCGGCGATAATATCGTCCGCTTCCATACTGTCTTCTTTTACTTGATAGATTGGTAAACAAGGAACTATATGTTGTTCGACAATTGGCGCAATCTTTTTTCTTTTTGAGCGTATATCAACTTTTTTTTGTTTTTTCTTTAATTTATCTCTATCGCTTTTATAACCTTCAAAGATCTTTTTTCTTGGATCTCTTGACCCCGGGCCTTCCCAAGCGATTAGAACTTTTGATGGTTCCATTCTTTCTATAATTCATAATAAGTGGTTAAAAACAAGGGAGGTAGGTGCCCATTTGGACACCCCCTCCATTGCTTCATATCTTTTACATAGATTTGAACCGTCGATAATAACAATCTTATTCTTCTGATTGCTCATTTGTCTCCTCTATGATTGTTTCTGTTTCATCGCTTGAAGTTATTATCTTACCTTTTTCAGAAAGATCATCTCCAGCGGCTCAATCAGATGCGGGTTTCATGAATTCTTCAATCAATCTTTGTTCACACCAAACTCTAAGATCTTCATTTGTTTTATACAAATTCGTCCAATCTCTTGCTGCAAACTTAAAGATATACTTACCATCTTCCAATATAGCACCCTGTTTACCGTCCCAATCATTTATCCACTTTTTTACTTTTGTCTTTCCGTCAAAAACTTTCATTTCATCTAACTTATCGTAAATAGAAACTTCATTTAAAAGACCTTGTTCAAAGTGCAATGGAATCTTTACTTCTCTATATGGGCGTGTAAATCTAGACTTTTCTGTCTTTACGCGAATAACCTGACCAATAACATCTCCAGCAACATCACCTTTTACCTTGGATGATTTATACAATCTTAAAACTGTTGAAGCAGAAAAGAATTGCGCTGTGCCTGTTGGAACGGTCATATGATCACCAAAAAATGATGTATCTCCAATGTCCGTTCTTAATTGATTTGTCATACAAAGACATACATTTGTTTGAGGAATGAGACCTTTGAACTTTCTCATAATCTTTGACATCATTCTTGCTTTTGTTGGATATTGTCTAGAAACCAATCCCTCTTCATCCATTTCATCGGATGTACTTAATTGAGTAATAGAGTCAACAACAATGATACCAAATCTATTTGGATCTTTACTTTTCAACAATGAAGTAAAGAATTTGTCAATAATAGAAAACACGACTTCAATTGTTTCTGCTGACTCCGGTGGAATAAAGATAACTTTTGAAGTATCGCATCCGATCATCTTTGGAAATGCTAGATTTGTTGCGCCTTCCGTATCGATATATAATGCAATGCCACCCTTATCAATAACATCCTTTATAATGTGCCAAGCAAAAAGTGATTTTCCGGAACCTGATTCGCCGTTGATCATTAGAATACGACCGGACGGAATTCCACCTTTTTGTTTATCTTTTCCGAAATCTCCGCGACAAATCAAATCAACAAGGTCTGATCCAGTGGAGAATCACTGTTTTACCTCCAAGGGATCTTCGGCATCTAGATTGTAAGCAACCATCTTTGCCATACCATCATTGATTTCTTTTTGAATAGATTGAATGAGGCTGTCACCTCCTTCGATGACAGCCCCACCCTTTTTAGTCTTCGCCATGTATTACCTCTTTACTATTCGTCGTCAAACATTGAATCAAATTTCTTATCGAAATCGTCATCACTATCCTTTGACTTGTCCTCCGCAATACTTTCGCGCTTCATCTTTTCAACCTTATTCTTGTTAACGTTTTCGGTTGAAGGCTTATCTAAGCTATTGATATACTTTGCAAAGATATCAATAACCTCAGCCGCCGGACGATGAATAAAGAGAGATTCAATTTCGGGAACGCTCTCAACAATTTGAGAAATCTCACCCTTAGATGCGGCAACGGGTTTTGCAACCTTGATAGTCTTTGGATCAACCATAATATCGGTATCACCAAAAGTTTCTCCCGGAGCCGGTTCTGTAAACTTAATAATGAAATCAGGTGCATTCTTTACATCAGTAAGATCCGTTTCATGCTCTTCATAAAGATCAAGAATCTTCTTATAAAGTTGCTTACCGAAACCCCAGATTCGCATCTCATTTACTTCATTACCGTTCTCAGAGCGAACAAATATTGGAGTATAATAGCGATCCTTTGCGAAAAGTTTCTTCGCAAGATTTCGCGCATCAACATCATCCTGACCTTGCTTCCACAACTCAGAAGCCTTCTTGCAAACTGGGCAAGAACCTTCATCGTCGTTTTCTAGACAGTATACTGATGGATTTAGGGAGTAATGGAATCTAAGTTTACGAAAGGGATAACTATCGTCAAACTTGTACGGTAGAAAGTGAATTACCGATTTACCTACCGGTGGCTTTCACTTTACATCTTGATTGGAAGTTGCGTTCGAGACCTTCTCGAGTTCACGCTTGAGGAAAGATAGATCGACCATAAATCGCCTCCTTTTGTTATAAGGTTTTAGTGGTTAATAAGGTGAAATAGTTCTAACGTTTTTCTACTTCATCTGTTTTTATTTATTGTTGTAATATCTAAAGTTTAAGGTTTACAATAATTTTGATAAATCTTTCACAAAAACATTTAGACAAACTTTTAATTTTGGATGAGAGGTTGAAATTATATTATCATCCAAAAAAGAACTTTTAGGAAGTTGAACTTCTCCATAGTTTATTATATTTACTGGGATATAGCCTAAATTTGAAATATTTTTTTGAAAATCTTCATCAGAAATATCAATACTGTATATAAAGCATCCAATATAATCCATCGTTTGTTGATATTGTCACAATTTAGGATCATATTCGTATCTTATGATACCTTTTATTTCTTTAACTTCACCATATTTATTTATATTCCCACCAGCATTTATTGTAAACTCCATACCATCATAATATACATCCGTGTCTCTAAATATCATATCTATATCTTCAGACATTATTCCATTACCTAAACAATATTTACATTCTTCATCTCTACCTTCGCAAGAACAAACATTTCTTCTACGATATGATGCTTGTATGGGGAGTTTATTAAGTACTTCATGTGGTTTCAAAGGTATATTGATTGTAAATCCATCATTATTTACATCTATTGTTTCAAACCCATAAACCTGATCATATATCTTTCTTTTATTAACATCCGATAGAATTTCATAAGAATCTTTTATTCTTCTAAATATACTATCATCTCCAGATCATTTATCGGGATGAAATCTTTTTGCCAACTCTTTATATCTTCTTTTTATCTTATCATGATAAACTTCTGGATTAAGATTAAGTACCTGATAATGATTCATTAAAAGACCTCTTTTTTCTTTTTGGTTTTATCAACAGCGGTAAAGTTTGCACCGGACCCGGAATAGATCCTGCGGGTGTCATAATTGATCATCACTCAATCGTTTTCTGCGACATCAATCATATAATATATCTATTCATTAAATCTTCTTGAGATCTATCATCTATAACAGTTGAAATTAATGACTGAAATGTATTAATTGGTCAAATCTCACTAATATAACATGGAAACAAATATCCAATCGGTGGTTTCATATGAATAAACTTAGTTCCAAGTATAAAACTAGTGAAATAATAGTCTCAATACATTTCTATTTGTGGTCCAGCAAGACCTAAAGATATATTGCTTTTTAACATATCAAAAAAAACATCTGACATATCAGTTTTTGGTTTTATTGGATTTAAGCCAACATTGAATATACTTGTTTGAACTCATTCTTTCATATTATAATGAAGTTCATTCATATTTTCGGGAAACTTGTTAGACTTTATATTTTCAAATATCCATTTAGGCATATTACTATTTACTTCTCTTCTTTCTTAATAAAATTGAGTTTGATGTTTTTGTGAATGTCTGAATTCGGTGCGAGAACTTTGATATATTTCTCAAACGACTGTTCGGCTCAATATGTATTATTCGTAATCTTTGATATTTCTATCTTTTTTACAAGATCCAAGAAATAAAAAGTATCTTGTTTTTCAAAAACGGTTTCATCAACATGTCGTGATATTCAATGTTTAATTTGTTTTCTGGTCTCTATATATCTACCTCTAGTATCCGCATTTACGTGATAATCAAGAATTTCCTGAAGTTCAGATAATTGACCGACGTTTTGCTTAAATTGATTTGGAAATGAGCAATAACCGCCGGATATATTTGAATTTCTTTTTTTACCGGTTTTTATTGTTCTAGTTGATGATGCGGAAATGGGTTCTAAGAATGAGTTTGGATTATTGATATCAAAAGTATAATTAAGATTTGGAATAGAAGTACTAACGCTATTGTTCGTACCTCTTCATCCGGTGGTTGCCGTATTAAGATAATTTGTTCATCCACTTAGATTAAACATAGCATCATCATAGGAATCTTGTCTTATATTTGCCATATAAGGAACAAACCCAAGATTAGATCATGTTACACCACCCGTAAGTACATATCTAGATAGTTTTGTAACAAACCCTTGTGGATATTCTTCGTTTTTTATATTTTGAGCGTGATATCATCAATTACTACTCATACTCAAATTTAAATTTTTTCATGTGATGAAATTTACGGAACTAACGGAATATTTCGTAACTACGTCGATAATACCGGTGCTTCCGATTGGAGATGTCGCATAATTTGAGTTAATATAATTGGCAGATTCTTCATTTGTTTTATAGGAAATTCATTCAATATTTCTCGTAGATTGATCCCAACCATAAAATGTATTTCCGGAAATCGTTGAATCATCGTCGTTAAACGGAGTTATTGAAGCATAGATATCGGGTCTTACCTGAGGATCCATTTGTGGAATATATGATACTCCATTATAACTTCATTTATACATATTAGAATTATAAAAAATTGCTATTCCTTTTGGAACGGCTCATTCGGCACTTATTTCAGCCGTTTCATATCCTTGATTTTTTATTCCAAAATAAGTAAAGAAATCCGAATTATAGTCTTGAATGAATTCATTATCATAAATTTTTCACTTTTTTGATTTTCCTTGATGATATGAATAACCATCACCGGCTCCGGAAATAGATAAGTTATCATCATGCATTCCTATAGCCGAAAGAGATGCTGTAAACGATGTAGGAATGGTCGTATAATTTAAAACGAAAAAATTTGTATCCACGGTTGTATCAATCGGCATTATCATATGTGGATTTATTTCAATAGACATTAATCCATTATTTGAATTATAAATTTTATTATTATAAAAATTAAAATCGTTAATTTGACCAAAAGTTCTTCACGGCCCGCCATCTAAAATAGCTGTAAAATCATTAAGTCCGCTGCCCCTAGTTAGAGAAAATAATTTTCCCGTTAAGTTACCAAATTTATTATTATGAATATGAACACCGGAAGCGGAATCCATATTAAATGTATTACTTCTTCATGCCGTTAAAACTTCACCCCACGATGTTGTAAGATATTTCGTCTCATCAGTCATTTCGGTTCCCAAAAACACGTTATTACTAATATCTATATTAAAAATATCCGATATTCACATTAATGGATATGATGGCGGCGTTTTTGAATCAAATTTAGTTCTACCGTTATATGACGCATTTTCTTCTATAAGTCTTACAAAATATTCTCTCTTTGTAATTAAATTTCCAGTAAATGATATGTTATCCATTTTATTTGCCAAATTACCGGAGGTTGTTGCAGAACAAGAATAGGCCGGGGTGAACGGAGATGCGCCCTCAAATAAAATACCGTCAACTTTACAATTCATGAATTTATTATCTCAAACATTAAGAGAAACTTGGTTATGAACGGCGTCTTGATGAAAAGACCCACCCCAACCACCACCATAAAACTCTAGTACGTCTGGATGTATTTCATAATTTTGAATATTTCCAGTCATTAGCAAATTACATGATTGAAAGTTTCACATATTATTTATTAACGTATTATCAATAAATTTTGTAACATGTTGTGGGTGAGAATAATATGTTCTAATTCCAAATTTATTATAACCGGGAACTAAATAATTCATTCTATCAATAACATTTCCAGAAATTGTACAATTTGGACCAAGACTAATTAAATTAATATGACTTCCACATCTTCTGAATTCATTGTTAACGATTCAATCTCCGCTTATTGGATATTCGTAATATCTTGTGGATGCATACGGACCCGTAGCTGGATTTGTTAATAATGATTGTAGTGGTTTTTGCGAAATATCTTCAAATTTACAATTTTCAACTTTTGACTTTTGATATGCGGTTAATGTTCCGTTTATCATATATGTAGATGTTTCAATATTTTGATTATGTAAACCATGTCCCAATATACTTTGCATATTACAACCATTTAATTCAATTCTTTGAGTATTAAGAGAATATAAACATTTTTGTTGAGTATGAGTATATGATTCATATTGCCTCGGTCATCCCGTTAAACCATTTACTACCCCCGTTGAAGATTTTAATCTATCGGTTGGAGTAGAAAATCACCAAATTCCAGATACGGATGGGGAGGATCAGTATACACCCGATGCGGCCGAATTTTGTGTATGTTTTGCATCAAAACAGTGTTGACCTAAATATTTTCAATCTACATTTTCAACTTTAAGTTTTAATGGTAAATTTCCGTTTTGCGCCGAAATTTGAATTCCCATTATGTCGTGTGAATCTGAAAAATTTATTCCGCTCGATGATATCATTGATGCTGTTAACGTATTTAATACATTTGATAATTGGGAATTTCTAACCTTTAAATATTGCCCTCTTTCAGGTATTCTTGCATTAATATCTCTATATTTATTTATAACAACCAATCCAGCGCTACCGGTATAATTTACCATTCCTGGATAATTTATTGCATATGCCGATAATGTAGTTGGGTAATCGGTCGAATTACCTCTTGGTTCTCAATACCCCAAATCATCATAAGGTTCGCCATTTATATATTCTCTATATGGATTTAAAGATGTACACATCTGAGATGTTGTTGAGGTATCTAGATCTGTAGGACTTACTCATAAAATTTCATAATTTGCTGTTGATGGTAAATCCTTTTTCATTCATCTTATAATGTCATATAATTTTACTACGGCAGGTATATCAGGATTTGAATTTGCCAATTCTCCGTTTTCACAATAAATTGCTGGCATACATCATCCAGATGATCCTTGATAAACGGGCCCGAATCTTAAAATAGAATATTCCGAATTTAATGATCCCGTCAATGCGTCTAATTGCGTCGTTCCATAATTATATCCTCATGGACACCCTAAATATTTATCTGGGTTATTAACTCAGACAGAACCAGAATCAGATGTAGTGACATAACATCCAGATATAGCGACCCTCATAGCGGTTAATGTAGAGCCTTCCGATGCACCATCTCAAACCGTATCATAAGCAGAAGATCCTTCGGAAGATGATAATTCTATGGCTTCCTGTATTGTCATTTGCTGAGTAAATAATGCTTTATCGTTTGAATCTTGAGATCTAATTATTAATCATTGATCTCCCGTAATGCAAATATCGGTAGTAGATCCACCCAAGGCATTATAAAAATATAAATAATTTCTTGTACCAGAATTATAATAAGGCTTGTAATGACCTGGCATCATCTCTATAACAATTCCGGTTATGGAAGCACCGGAAAGACTAAAATTATACATTCCGCCAAAATTATAGGTTGAACTAGAGGTACCTTTAGTTCTATATCTAATAGCATAACTAATATGATACATACTATTAAAAGTAAATCCGGTAGAGCTATTTCAATCACTGGCGGAAACCGTCGTCTCTGGATATAATCTGAATATTACTTGTTTATTAGCTAAATCTACACCTACCGCCATATTATTTCTCCAATTTAAACATAGAAAAAATCCCTACATATTTTATTTATATAGGGATTTTTTCTATGTTTT